AAGTATTCTATATCAGAATATATTTTATTAGCTTTATCTTCACTAATAGAAGAATTCTCCATGCAGCCTTTTACAAACTTGCCTCTGAACAAAGCGATCTTGTCCATGAGTTTTTTGCCGATAACCTTTCTTAGATCATCTGCTTCTGCCGTAGAAAATCCAGCCAGCTCTCTAGCTACTCCAAGAACATCTTCTTGATAAAGCATGATGCCCAAGGACGGCCCTAGAACTTTTTCTAAGTTTGGGTGGTCATACTCAATAGAAGATCTAGAGTGCTTTCTAGAAATATAAAGCTTATCCATTCCAGAACCCATGGGACCTGGTCTATACAATGAGATCAATGCCATTATGTCTTGAACTGTTTGCGGCTGCAACTGCACCATCAGCTCACGCATGCCAGTTGACTCAAGCTGGAAAACACCTATGGCGTTACCCTTACAGAGTTCTTGATACGTCTTATAATCATCTAATGGTATTTTGTCTACGTCTATTAAAACATCTTTATTTTTATGGATCAATTTAATGCAGTGGTCAATCACGCCCAAGTTTCTAAGGCCCAAGAAGTCAATCTTGAGTAGCCCGCATTGCTCTACTCTACCCATGTCCCACTGAGTGATAACCGGACTATCGGCTCCCTTTTTCATTATGGGTAGGTATTCTGTTAGTGGTTCTCGAGAAATAACAACGCCAGCTGCGTGCATTCCCGTTTGTCTGATCAAACCCTCTAGACCAAAAGCAGCATCTACTATCAGCTTGGCGTCGTCATCTGATTCATACAGGTCCTTGAACTCAGGGGTCTCCATACACTCTGAGAGGCTCTTAGCAACGCCTAGGACAGGCGCTGGGACCAGTTTGGCTACCTTATCACCACCTATGAAATCATACGCCAATGCTCTTGCAGCGTCTCGAATTGATTGTCTTGCCCCAGTTTTATTAAAGGTACAAATATGAGCTACTTTATCATCTCCATATTTTTCTTTGGCGTAATTGATAACCTTGTCTCTGAATCTGTCATCAAAGTCTAGGTCGATGTCGGGCATTGACTTTCTTCCCTCTACCAAGAATCTCTCAAACATCAAACCAAACTTAAGTGGGTCAAGGTTTGTTATGCCTAAGGCGTATGAAAGAATACTTCCTGCAGCCGAGCCTCTACCCCAACCAACTCTAATGTCATTAGACTTAGCCCACTGAACCAAGTCAGAAACAACCAAGAAATATTCTGGGTATCCCATGTCCTTAACAACTCTTAGCTCATGCTGTGCTCTAGTCAAAACTTCATCTGGAAGAGGATCACCATACTTTTTCTTAAGTCCCTCCCATGCCAAAGAATCAAGATAATCATTTGTATTTGTTTTATCTGGTAAAGGAAAATGCGGAAAGTATAATTCTCCAAATTTTAAGTTAACATCTACCATTGAAGAAATATCTAAAGTATTTTTTAGCCAGTCTTCAGAAAAGACTGATGACATTTCATCATATGATTTTAAATAAAAATTGTCTCCGCTGAAAGAAAATCTATTTTCAGTGTGTATATTAGAGTTAGTGGACACGCAAAGCATAATGTCATGTGCTCTTGCGTCTTCTTTATGAACGTAGTGACAGTCGCCAGTAGGAACTATTTTTGCCCCGATGGCTTGAGCTATATCAATTAAACCTTGAGTTATTTTTATCTGCTCGGCTAAGCCATGGTTTTGTATCTCTATAAAATAGTTTTCTTTTCCAACTATGTCTTGCATCTTTGCTGCTGCTTCGAGAGCAAACTTTGAGTCACCTCTTAACAGTGCCTGTGCAACTTCTCCGTTAAGGCAGCCTGAAAGAACGATGATCCCATCAGAGTGTTCAGTGATTAACTGATGATCTATTCTTGGCTTGACATAGTAGCCCTCTAGGTATGATCTAGAGGACATTTTAATTATATTATGATAGCCAGTATTATTTTTGGCTAGGATTGTTATGTGGTACGGGCCTCTTTGTTCCCATTCATTTTTTGCAGGGCCAGATCTTTCTTCTTCATCTCTATCAAATCTTGATTTTCTTGCTTGATAAAACTCAGAGCCAAGTATAGGCTTTACTCCAGCTGATGTCCCAGCATCATAGAAGTCTAGCCAAGAGTGTATGTTCCCATGATCTGTGGTAGCAAGACCAACCATCCCTAAGTCTTTTGCCTTGGCAAAATACTGCTCTACCTTACCGTGCCCGTCAAGCATGGAGAAGGTAGTGTGGTTATGGAGATTGGTCCAGTTCTTCAATTAAAGTCCTCTTTCTCTATCTGATCCATCAATAGAATCATCTCTAGTTTCTCTATAAGTTATAATAACTACTCCGCCACAATATTTACATATAACTGGCTTGCCCTGTTGGGCGAACGGACTATTATACATGTATCTCATGGGTTGATCTGATTTGCATTCAGAACAAACTCCTATTACATCATCTGGATCTTTTATTGGCATTGTCAGTCCTCCTTTTTTATTGTCTTATATGCGTATCTTATTGGAGAAGGTGAAGACTTTTCAGTTGTCTCAACATACTTGTTGCCAATCTGAGCCCACTTATTCTTTTTTTCTAAATTACATTCTCCACAACCAACACCAACAGAGTTAGCTCTGTCACATGTGTACGGTCTGCCACCAATCCCCATTTGTCTTCTCTTTATCCAGTCATTGATATGAGCAGAAGACTTTTCGAAATTATAGTCGTGACAGTTACTTAAGATCTCATGAAGATATTTTATTGAATCTTCTGTATAGGTTAATATAGAACATAAGAATAATCTTGCTTCATGCTCTAGATAGTGTGTTTGCTCTGCTTGTTCATGCAGGCGCTTAATTGCACTACAGCTATGGATTAGTGCATCTTTGTCAAAGACCTTAGCTGATGGGGTTAAAGACTTAAATGCTTTTGACCCATACTTGTTAAAGTATTCTAATGGATTATCTTTTTTCTTAGCATCTTCTTCTAAGTTGTAAATATTTTCTCTATACCATTCATTTGCTTTGTAGCTAAATGATTGTTCTGCGATATCCAATGAACGCTTATCAGAAGCGTACTGTTTTACTGTATCAAAATCTTCATACAAGTAATTTTTATCACCGCCGTAAGGATTTAGCAGGGTCTTATGGAGCTTGGTGTCTTGATGTATAGATCCAGCTAATCTCCACATTCTTCTAAGGTCGTAAACACTGAAATCCAAGCTAGATAGTGAAAGCTTTTTAACTAAGTCTGTAGCTATGTATCTAAAAACTTTAGGAAGATTATTGCCAGGACTTATACCCAAAGCGATTGGCTCACACTCTATGTGAAATCCCTTCTTACCAGTAAAGTAAACGAGTATTGACTCAGCAGGGATGTACTTTAATAAATGTTCATATAGTTTGATGCAATCGCTCTTAGCAATCTCAAAATCTTTATTGTCTATGTCAAAATATAGCGGACCTAGTCTAGTCGCTTTTTCAAAATCTGCTGTGTCGTAGGCAAATACAGACGTGTAGATACCAGTATTCCCATTTGCTTGCGCATACTCTGGTATCTCATTAATAGATAATATCTTATTCTTATCTCGTATAACTCTTTCTAGAGATGGGACATATCTAGCGACCTCGTACATGCTCCACTTTGATAAGAATTTATTATCTTCATTGATCTTCATTTAACTTCAGCTCTTCCATCTGAGTCAGACAACTGCCATAAAACTTTTCTTGAACTTACCTCCATAGAATCGGAGTGAGTCCTATAATAAATAGATTCTTCAATAAAATACTCCAGCTTTTTTGCTATAGTAAATCTTTTTAAAAGAATATTATCTGTATCTGATTTAAACATTCCATCTGTCTTCTTTTATATTTTCTCCGTCGACTATATAGTCTACCTTAGAAGCTACGTTGTCTGCAATATGGACTATCATATCCAAATATGTTACAGGAGTTGTTTCCGGAACTGGAGACCATGGGCCAAGATGACATCTAACCAATCTTAAAATTGCTTGGACAGTATCTTCAGATAAATATAGCGTTGAGGATTGGGACTCGGAAGCAAACTTCTTATCATCTTCCTGGCACTTGCGCACAAACTGACCCACGGTGTAAGGGTGCATTGGGTCGTACGTGAATTTGTCGCTATCAGGATTTCTATTACCCTTTCTAATATCATGCAATAAGGAAGCAGCAAAGACCATATCTTTTTCTTCGTCAGTCAATCCATATGATTCAGAAAGAATCTTCGCCACGCGCATAACTCTTTTTGTGTGCAGGACATTCCCGCCTACTCCATGCTCATCCTTGGGATGATACTTGCCAGAGAAGCTTGATGGCATGAGCCAAAAGTCAGTAGATCTAACTAGGATTGATCTTACAAATGATCTTATGTTTTCGTCCTCAATTAAATTGATATCATCTAATAGAGGCTCAAGAATAATATCCTCTTCTTTTATTTGAGAATGGACTACTTTTTCTGCAAGGATTTCTTCTAGCATATCTTTTTTGCTCATTTGTTTTCTTCTTTCTTTGACCACATTACCCATTTAGAGCATGGCTTATCGTATGGACACACTTTGCAGTAGGCGGTAAGACCTCTTCTGGAAGGAAAAATCTTTTCCTCATACAGAGAATCGCACCAATATTTTAATGCCTCAATGTCTGCTTTTTGAATTGGAATTTCATTAAAGCCAGATTTTTGATTCATTAAATCAAAGTATCCAAAATTTGTAATATTAATTTTGTTGCCAAACTTATTAAAGAATCCGACATGCATCAAAGAAAAGTCTACGATGTATGTGTGCTCATATTTAAGCTTGTGATTAAATACCCATTTGACAACATATATCTTTCCATTTTTCTGGTACACCAGGTCAAACATATCACTCACCCCAACATTGGGCGTGACTGGGGCAACGTATTCAAGACCAATACCCATTGGAATTATATTTGGATCACTAAAATTTTCTACAACTTCTAGCAAGACTGAAGCTGCTTTGCTTGTAAGGCTAGCCATGTTTCCGTACAGGCTCTCATGTTGTTCATGGACTATGTCGTATGGCGTAGTATCCTTGGGGAACCATAGCTTTTCCCACTTGTGTAATAGGGAAGCATAGGAAGGCGTTCTTCCATTTTGTTTCTGATAAAAGAAGTGATTAACTACTGCCTTTATTGTGCTCTCAAACTTAAGTGAGTTTAATTTTCTTTCACCAATAGTCTCTGGCAAATTTTGCAAGTGCCTAAAGTCATACAATCTTTCGCATGTTTGAAAATCTTTTAATTGCTGTGTTTCTATTTGTATCATGTTTTCCTTAGAGTATATTTATGCTCTCAATTAGTTCTTTAATATCATCAGAGTTAACTATCTTTGAATAGGACTCGCTTGTTATTGGTTCATACTCTACATATTTTTTGTACTGATCTATGTATTTAACTAGCGGAGAATTGTATGTGTATGTTGAGCCTGTGATTCTATTTTTAGGAATCTGCAACTGCATTATGTTTTCATCTTCAGAGTCATCACCGCTGATTAACTTTTTTTCGGTGATGAAAATAGTAACAGCACATTTTTGCTGGATCGAAAGTGAACCTCCAGTGTCAGACTGCTGAACTACCTCTCTTCTTTCTTTCATTCTGTTGGAGTTTTCTTGAGCTGTAATTATCAAAACACAATCCATGTCTCTTGCTAACTTTTCTAATCTAACCATCATCTCTTCGAATTCGCCCCAGCGTGGTTTACCCTTACCGCCTTTGGTGAACATTGACTGAATGGTATCGATCACAATAACATCTGGTATAAGCTCAGAATGTCCCATGATACTTCTGAACCATTTTTCTAAGTCTTCGAAGTAAGGAGTATCTGGATCATGTTTAACCATGAATCTGTCGCCCCACTCATCTAACTTTGATTTAAACTTAGCTAAGTTTTCAGATTTTTCTTTCTCGTTCCAGTTTGCAGCTTCTGCATATACGTTCTTTTCAATGATCTGGGTCATGAGCACACGCTCCCAGTGGGGAACAGCTTCCTCAAAGTTAACATACAAAACCTTATGTCCAGTATCTGCCCAATGATTAATGAGACACTTTGCAAATGTACTCTTTCCCTTCCCAGATGGTGCTATGATCGCATGAACAGCACCTCTAAAGAACCCACCATCATCAGTGTAGCCCATAGCTCTGTTTAGGGACTTATACTGAGTGGGCAAGAAGCTTGGAATTTCTAGTAGTGAGGCTGCTCTTTTTGAAATATCAACAGCTGTAGCAACGCTATCTAGTGGGTCAAAGTTTAAATCGTTTTCTAGGTTCTTTATTTCCCCAGTTATTTCAGATATTCTTGCTATATCTTTCGTGTTCTTCTCTCCCTTTTGGGTGAGCAAAAGGTGTAATTCCTGGAGTATATCCAGCTGCTTTCTTTTGTTTGCTTTATGCTTTAGCAGCTGAGAAATAGATTCATGATCTGACGTTTCTAAATTTAAGATGACGCCTATCATTGTATCTACGCCAGAAGAACCACCAAGGGCAGAATGGATATCTGTTTCAGATTCTAGCCAGGATTTAAAAGCAATTGGATCTACGATCTCACGCTTTGTAGCATGGTAGTAGGAGAGCATTGCTTTATAAAACTCATGTATACCTGACTGGCCATGTATTGCGCCGACTATTTCGTCAGGCAGTTGAGCGTCGAAGTAAGCTATTGATCCTGGGTTCTTGAACGACAGGGCAAACACTTGGTATTCAATTGGATACTCTTGTTTGTCTTCAGTTTGGTTTTCTGTCATTTTTACGCTTTTCTTTTAGCTCTTTGTATAATGCTTTTTTCTTTTCCGAGTTTTTCTTTTTGGCTATTTGATATGTCGGATTATGCTTAATGCTCTTTCGTTTCTTAACTATTGGCTCTGTGCCAGCTGACTTAATTGCGGTAAGTATTCTATCATAAACCGACTCTTCAGTAAGCTTATCATCGTATCTAAAAACAACAAGGGCAATACCCTGCTCTTGGCAGAGTTGTATTTTTCTTAGATCTCTTTTTTGAGCTTCTAAAAAATCATCTCTTGTATCAAAGAATCTTTCTGTGTACTCAAAGTGCTGTATGCCATGGAATTCTGCCCCAAGTTTATACTGAGGACAGTAGACATCTAACTTCAGTCTTTCCCCCAAGTGGTACTCATTTATAATAGTTTCATTTGGGATAAGCTTCTGCATTATGCTGGTTAGAACAGTCTGGCCCTTAGACATTTTTCGTCTGTGGTCTTTGACCCAACCTAAACCAAGCTTAGTTATGACCTTGTTTAGTTGCGCGCTTGTCATAGACAATTCTTCCGCAACTTTAGCTATGGACTTATCTGTTTCAAATAAAAGATTAATTATCTTTGCATTTAAATTAGCGTAAGCTTTATTGTCTCGCTCTGTCATTATTTTTTGCCAATGCTCTAGCTACAGTTAGGGTTCTGCCCAGGTCAATAATTGACATATCTGTATTGTCCCAAACCTGAACTGCTAAAGCAGCACTAAGCATAGGGCAATCAAAGATGCACAGGTCAAAGTCATTCTTGTGTGACTTTATCTCTTCTGTAATAGAATCTATTCTTGAATAGAAGTCATTGTAAGGAACTTGAATGAATACAGAATCAGCAGAGAAGTACTTTCCGATGTAGTTTTGGTTTTGGAAAGAAACAACAATAGCCTTTGTATTTTTAAAATACCACGAAACAAATGTCTTAAAAATGTCATAGTTATTATTAATATACACTTCAAGAAAAGCTGGATCGTAAAATTCTGTACCTTTTATATTTAG